ATGGTTTTCATGTTAAACCTTGCGAATAAACCGTTTTACCGCCGATCTTTTTAGCAGTCAAAACTTGTCCACGTTGCAAACCTGTACGATTACATACCGCCACATGAACCCACTCACCAAACTCTAAAATCACCTGATCGAATTTAATGTTTTTAGTCTTGAGTATTTCGACAATTCTATGTGCTAATTTTGTCGCATTGCCGAATGATGGGCTTGTAATATCCGCTGCAAATCCAAACGAGTGAGCCGAAGTATCAGATCCGCCAATTAGACGATTAACCTTGATTGACCGATAGCCGCTAGACACATGAATAGACGTGCCTAATTCATCGCGTAACGGCTGTAGAATGTCATTACAGAGGCGTTTAAGATTCATTGTATTAATGGCGTTAGGCTGGTTATCCCATCCAGCACGAGCCGCAGCTTGGCTTATTGTCATTTCAGAAAGTGAGAAGTTTTTACTGAGTTGCATCACTCAATACCCTTCCTAAAAATAGCCTTAAAAGCACTTGATACCTCAACTGCAATTTGGCTTAACGTTTTGCCTCTAAGCATTTCAACAGACTGATATAATATACCGATAGACAACAAACCAAACACCGCAGTTAATAGAAAAACTGACCCTTGAGCCATTGCGGACAAATGCGTCATGCCGTAAGTTTCAATAATATACGAGCCGCCAAACAGTGAAGTGCCGACACCTAAGCCGAATCGAAGAACAACGCCACGCCTGATCTTGATATATCCATCTTTATCAATATCCCCTGACAGAATAAGTGCAAGCACTGCCCCTGCTACTGCCGCGATAAGTTTCGGCAGTATTGCAAACGCCTTGATTAACCAGACTTCTGAAATCATTGATCCTGCATCCTTCATGGCGTTAATCTCGTTCATAATTTATACAACACTTAACACTTAAATTAAGTCAACTATATTTCATATTTGTAAAAAGTTAAACTGCAAATTTTTGCCAATAAAAACCTACATGAATCGGGTTTGTTTAAAAAATATTTTAAACTGGTGTAATGATGTATGAAGGTCTAGCATTAAACAGTAAACACTAGTCTAGCGACGTTAACGGCAGGATTGTATGTTCTAGTCGCTGGTGCGGATGGCATATCCGATACGCTACTGACATAAGACCATGCAGAGTGACCTGATCCCAATGAAATTGAACCCCTCGTTGTTCTTAAGTTCACAGCACCTATTGCAGTCATCGCACTAGCTGCCACTAATGACAACATACTTAAATAAATTATCTGACCTGCTGTCACGGCAACACTACAAGTCGCAGTTTTAACACCGAGCGCTGTAGTATCTAAGTTTGAAGATTTAAATTGAAGCGTTGAAGGCTCATTATTGCTATCTGAAAAATAAATACCTAATTGAACAACCCCACCAGCCGAGGCGATTGTTGTAACGTTACAAGCTAAAGACGCAATCGTTGTATTTTCTAAAATAGTAACAGGGATGAAAATCTGTTGCCCGACCGTTTGGGTTAAAGTCGTTATTGTATTTGAATTAAATGGATAACAGGCATCGTGATATAGACCTGTCAGATACCAAGATGACCCAATTTTTTTAGGTACAGGGGTACTATTTGAGGTGTTAATTGATACTTGCGCTTGCAGCTTGCCAATGCCTACTAGAAGTTTATCTGTTGCGGTGACTGCTGTTGCAGTTGATGTAGACAATCCTGTTAGGACAACATCACGCACATCTGTAGCAAGATCACGAAATGTCTTCGTTCCGCTCCAGAATTTAGTCACTAAATCTGCTGTAATTGCTGGTTCTTTAGTGCTGTCTACTATCGTGATGTTAGCTGTGCCATCAAAAGCCACACCATTGATATTTCTAGCTGTAACCAACTTAGTTGCTGATACAGCATTCGCATTAGCATCAAGTTTAGCGTTGACTTGAGCTTGTAGCTTGCCAAGCATTTCACCAAGTGTATCAGTCGCAAGAATACCGACATTTGAGCCAATCACATAAGCAGAATAAACAAGGTTGAATAATGCGGATTGGTTTAATAGATCAGAGAATGATGTGCCGTGCGGATTACCTGTGGCTTGCGAGTGATCGTAAGCAATTTTTCCACGATCACCACGATATGCGGTTGATGATGTTTCGCCTAACGCCAAACTTGGATTTAGAACAACATACGAGCTACCACCCCAACGATATTGTAGATTTGTCGTGATGTCTAAGTAGATTTTGCCAGATTCAGGAACATATGGATCATTAAATAAATCGTCGAAGGTTGTCATGTCGATTAGATGCCCTTCGAGAACATCATCAACAAAACTTGGCAATTGTGAAGCTGGCACGAATCCACCGACTAAATCAGCTTTGTCGCTTAACGATGAATCCGTGTAAGCATTTGCTGAAACAAGTGTAGCCGCATCGCCATTGTCAACGTATGCTTGACTTACACCGCCGCCATCAACACTAACGGCAATACTGCGAACAAGTCTCGTAACTCTGCCATCAATTCGCGTGATTTTCGTAATGCGAGGCTGAACAATAACGTTCGTGGTCATGGCGTAATGAACTCTTTAATTAAAAATGTGTCTGTCTTTGTGCGTGAAATTAAGCCTGCTTCAGTATATTTAATATCACGTTTAGCAATACCTTTTGCCCAGCTTGACGTATCTAAAAATGTCAGTGTGTAAGAAAGTCTATCAACTGCTATCGTCACAACCAGTTCATGCAATACGCCATTCGCATCTCGCACAGACGACTCGATAGTTGTATCAAGCGGAATAGGTATAACGGTCTCAATTTCTTCGCCAGTCTCTTCATTAAGCGTAATCTCAATATCTTGAGCAGTTTCAAGATATGAATCGCCAGCTTTGAAAGGCATATCTTCGCAATTCATAATTAAACCCCTGATCCAACTGTAGCGAAACCGTCTTCGCCGTCAGTCATTCCCGAACCGTGAGCACTAGCCAAACCTTTCGAGCCAACGACCAGTGTCAGAGTAACAACGCTTGAAGTGGTGTTCGTGTAGGTATGAACAGCTTTAGCACCACCGCCACCGCCACCGCCGTAGGAGTATCCGTTATCACCTAAGCCGACCGACCCTTGACCACCCGCACCGTGTCCACTAGCACCCGCCGCACCACCGCCAGACTGGTCACTTACACTCGCTACACCGTTATTTCCGTTTAAGTTTGTATTTGCGCCACTCGCTACTCCGCCTGTGCCAGCGGTACCATCCGTATACGCCGATCCATTCGACCAAGTGCCTCCAGTGCCAGCATTACCGCCGCCAGCAACAACACTTAATTCGGTTATGGACGTATCACCACCATCGGTAGCAGCCGAAGGCGAAACCCCACCAGTACCACTACCACTACCGCCAGCACCCGCACCCCAAAGCGTGAATGTTTTAGTAATCCCCGGATAAACCTTAATCGTGTGCGTACCAACACCATAATTACCATTTTGAAATGTGTTCAAAAAGTCATTAAATTCCACTCGCAAATCATCCAAATCATCTTGGACAACTGCAAGCTCGATTTTAGTGGCAAAAGTTGCCGCGATTTGAGTAGCCATTTGATGCCAGTTTTCGTCATCAGGAGTACCACCGAAGGCGACGATAACCTGTCTAACTTCTTCTAAAAGCATGTTGTAATACTTCGCCCAATTCAAGCTCGCATCATTCGGACTTGTACCGTCTGTCAATAAGCCAACACGTGTTGGAGTGCCAGGAGTGTTCGTCCCTGCTGTACCTGTAATCGTATCTGGCGTAGCTAAAAAATCCATAATAAATTCCTAATTTGGGCAAACGTACCAATAAATATGAGACGGTAAATAACGATCAAGCAAGCAAACTAACAAATTCCATTTAGGTGGCGCACCGTACTGTAATGGCTTGCCTACGCCGCCCGTCCAACCCCCGACTGTTGCATGTTGCACAATGCTGCATGTCGATGTATCTGTATTCGTGATACCGCTAATACAAACCCCATTTGGGCTAGTTGTGACAGTTAATGTCAATTCTGGACAGTCTATCGTATCTCTGATTAACGTTTCTAAATCTGACAAGGATAGCGCACTACTTCCGCGCCTTGCTGCACAAACTAGGGCTTGTCTTGATGGTGTATCCGTCGGATAAAATGCCGCTGAACAAGGGGATGGTAGCCCGTATTCGCGTTCCCATTCATCTAACAATTCAACCGAACCACACGCTAGGGACTCGTTAAATAAATCACAAATACGTTGCTCAAAATCACTTAATAAAACACCAAATGCACGATATATTGCCGCTTTGATGGTTGTTTTTTTCTTACACCAAGCTATGCCTCTCGGCTCAAGTCGAAATGCCGCCTCCGCAAAATCTTCCGCAGAATGACCGCACAGTGGCGCATCCGCTGGATTAGTTGGAGCATCACCGCAACTTGAACGAAAATCTAAAGCCATGTGATTGTTCCCATTACACCAACTTCAAAGTTAGGTGCTGTTGCATCGAATGTCAACGAGCTTGATGGTACTGTTAATATGTGATCCGTCTCACCCACCGCCGAACTTATTGTTGCGTTGATCTCTGACAATGGTATTGTGTTTGCTGGATAAGCCTCACGAAATAATAAATCCGTTAATTCTTCAGTAATGGACTGCCTAACTGTCGGTTGTCCGCTTGGCGTTTCAGCGATTGAGAAATCAATAGGTACTAATGTTGGCTCGTAAACATAGACCGTTGAACCAGCTGGAGCAAATTCATCAAGATAGGCTTGCATTGATGCGACTTGAGCAGGGCTTGGCACAATAAGCGCATTATCCTCTGCAAACACAATGCCGACCGTTCCTGCGCCTTGAACTAGCGGTATTACCCAAACGCGGGTTACGCTGGCGCTGTAACTTCGCGCCCAACGCTCCCAATCTGCCCTTGTTCCAGCGCCGCCCTGATTTTGTAGTCTAAATTGCAGTCTAGCACGGTAGGAGTCGTCACCTTCTTCATCCGCGCCGCCTGTCATACCGCCAATACTGACAACAATGGATGTAGCCCCTGCAATCGGTGTTGCGCTGTTTAACTGTGTATCTTGAGTAGCGTTTGTGTTTAAGCCTGTCGTCGTTCCAACCGCTTCAACCAGCGCAAAGCCACCCGAAATCGTACCGCCTGTCGTAGCGATATACTGCACACCATCCGCACGCGAAAATATCGTATTGATATTAACAATCGTACCGTCTACCCCGTTAATTCTAACTTGACCAGCCGATGCGCTCGCAGTATTTCTCGGCAATCCGTAGCTTTGACCGATCAAAGTCAGAAATTGTCTCGTTGCGGTCATCACAAACAGTTGCTTCGATAAGAATGTTAATGCGCTATATAAGCCATCAACCAACCCAGCCCAAACTCGAGCAAAAACATTCAAAACACTAAAGCGCAAACGAGCATCAGCACCCACGATCAATGCGTTAATTTCTGATTCGGATTGCGTGACTAAGGCGCGTAACGTAGGTCGATTAAAAGCCATGATCTCGAATCCCTTTAAAAATACTGCACGATAATACAAATACCATCGCCGCCATTGCCACCATTGCCGCCTTTTGAGCCTAGGTGAGTCATGCCGCCGCCGCCGCCGCCCGATGCAATACCGCCAACTCCACCATTGCCGCCATCACCAGATCGTGAGTTACCGCCGCCCGCTCCCGAACTGCCAGCGCGGTAGATATTAACAGCATCTTGACCAATAGTACCATTACCGCCTTTTGTAGCATCTGCAACAGTTCCAGTCCCACCTATCGGCTGTGTCATTTGTGTGAGTAGTGGTACAGAGCCAGCAGCACCATCATACGCTGTACCGGGATTACCAATCCAGCCACCACCACAGCCGCCACCACAGCCACCAGCTATTGCAAATACACCATAAGATACTGTTGATGACCCACCTGTACCACCGCCACCACCACCGTTAGATAGAGCATTATAGACTTTGGTAGGTATTTCGCTGTTATTATGTGCTGAACCATTGACCAAGCCAGCGTTTCCGTTAGCCGTGCCACCTGCACCTAAAACACCAGCACCACCGCCGCCTTTGGCGCTACCACCTGCGCTTGTGCCGCCGCCACCGCCACCACCATACGCCTTGATGTACGAACCGAATGATGTATTACCACCAACACCCCCATTCCCAGCAGCAGCAGCCGTACCAATGCCAGTTCCACCTGTACCACCAACTCCGATAGTGATGGAAATAGGTATTGTTAATTCACTTACCTTGAACTTGCCAATATTGACACCACCACCCCCACCGCCAGCACCACCTGCATTACCACTGCTCGTGCTTGGTTGTGCATTAGCACCGCCACCGCCACCGCCAGCACCAAAACAAATAACCTCAATCATTTTAGCTAGAGGGTCAGGTGTAAAGTCTTGTGATGATGTGATTCTAGTTACTGTCGTTTGAGCAACACTAGCTAGATAATAATCTCGCTTAATCTCTTCTGTGACTTTTTTTGAAATACCATCCTGCTGGATTTCTGACAAGTCCGCATCATTAACTATTGTGGCTGTCTCTGTAATTTCAGAGATTAACGCCGTCTCATCAATTGGTATATATCCACTCATATAACTCTCCTAATTCTGCCGTCTGTCAATGCTCGATATTTACCGTTAGTCGTGATTCTCAATGATCCTTCTTCAATATCTGGTGGAGGTGGATTGTAAGCAAAATCATTGCGCTGACAGCTATTAGATTCGATATTATCCCAAACATACTGATATTTGAATTTCTCTGTTTGGTTAGATGGTTTGCATATTTGCACCGATAAAAATAGAGTTTCGCATCTTCCGTCCATTGAGGCGGTGATACTAATCGACTTCGCCACTTTGTCTGTGATGAGCCAATTTAACGCCTCTTTTGCATATTCTTCGGCGCGCAACAATACTTTTGGTAGCCGCCTTTCGTCATACAGCAACCATAGTCTTGAGCCGATTTCTTGACCATCTAAAGCATCCGCCCACCAACCACGCCTGTCGGTTTGTCCACTTGGTAACACATCGTCATCTTTAGCGCGCTTGTCAGTAAACAGGCTAATCATGACTGCATTATTCAGTTCGTTCTCAGTCGACAAATCCCCATTGCTTATTTCAAAATCAAAACAGGGGTCTTGCTCACAACTGGCGAATAACTGTATATCCATCTTTAAGCCTTAGTGAGGGGTCGGCGGGCTACCGACTGGCGGTATTCCGTGAACATGTGTAGCGCCAATATTAACACCGTTATTACTTAATGTGCCATTTGTCGTGATTGCACCCGCGTTAAAGTTGATATTTGTTGCGGTCACGTTAAACGTTTCACAACTCATTTCAATCAATGTGCCTTCGCTGAGGGTAATTGCGGCTTCTTGACCGCCGATTTTATGCGTGATTTTAACCGAATGTTCAAACAATTCAATCTTGCCGCCCCACTTGGTATAGATGACGACTTCTCCGCGATTTAATGTTTTTGGTCTAAATAGTTTATCGAAAAAACCGATAATCACGCCATGATCGGCATGCCCGCCCACGTGTGCGCTCAATCCCTCTTCAATTTCTTCGGGTGGGCTGGCACTAAACCCGTAAGTTTCCAGCACTTCAACATCATTATGCACTTGATCTGCCGCCGTCTCGATTTGCGCTTGCATCGATGGGGTTTCATTATCGACAGCATGCAAAAAGAACCGTCGGATAAAACTATTTTTAATCATCCTCGTTATCCTCCTGCTTACCCTTCGCAACTCGACCGCCACCAATCAATGAGCCGTCATCTTTAGTAAAGTCATAATAGCCTCCTTTAGTCGCCTTGCCTTTTTTCTCTTTCTTACCTTTGCCGCGTTCCGACTTTTTCGGCTCATCATTCTTCGGCATTTCGGGCAACAGGTCGAATGCTTCTTTTGGATAAAGCGTTAATGTAGTGATGCTGCCGCCCGATAAATCCAACCCGAAGGTTAAATTACTGATTAACATTTCTTCATTTAGCCGCATGGATTGCGATTGCACGATGGTTGTTGTATTGATACGCCACAACAAGCCATCGGACTGCCTCCAGCCTTGAACAGTCACGTGGACAGCGCGTGATTTTGCTTCGCGCGTTGATGCCTCCCATTCTGCGACACGCTGACACCTTGCCGCATCTGCTTGCTGGTCTGCTTCAATGACTAACGGACGATAACGCCCGACCGAACCCGATGATTGCGCCCGCGTTACGTCACCTTTTGCTAATGTTGCTTCTTTTGCGTCTAGTGTCTGCCCATGGGTCGTCTTGGCTCGATGCGCCTGCCCTTTAATCGAGATATTGCTAAATAGATTGGTAAAATCATGGGTAAATTGAATGGACTTTATATTTTCGTCTTCGATTAACGAGTCCGTAGCGCGCCCAGCCATGCCCGAACGAGTAATCAATAACCCGCCATTGCGGTCGCTAATCAACAAAACCGCCTGAATCCCTGCGATTTTCTTTAAAAACTCATGACAGGTATCGCCCGTCTCTGTCGATTGGCGTGGTATTTTACTACCACCTGTTGTCGCCTGTTTTTTCTCAATCTTGCCGCTATAGCCGTTCTCTGTGCTTTGCAATTGAGTATCAACATAAATGCCGAATGGTTTACACACATCCGTTGCGATAAATTCAAAGTTTTGACCCGAATATTCTTTAGTCGCAACAGCGCAATCAACCAAGTCTCCTGTCTTATCTCGCCCCGTTACACTTATCGAGTGACTTTGTTTATCAAGTATTGAATCAACCACATCAACGTAGCCAGTAATAACAGTATCTTGACCAATCTTAACGACACATGAATCCCCTGCTTGAATTGCCCAGCCTGATGTTTGACCTGACCACTTATCGGTAATATCTAGGCTGTACGCCCCTGCCAACTGGTCTATCCCGTGGTCTATTGATACTGACAGCCACCCTTCGTAACGAATGCCATTAACCGATAGCGAAACAATATTGCTTTCTTGATTACCTTGAATTGTCATAATTCCGTCACCAATTCAATCGCGCTATTTCGCTGCACAAATAACGGATTTGGTATTTCGTTTCGCGCGTTTATTTCATCGTCGCGCAACACACCGTAATGCTCATAAGATATTGCCAGCATAGGCATGTCTACATTGTAAGTCTTAATAAATGTATTGCCTAGATTCTCGCCCTCACGCGTCATATGTTCAACGACCGCTGCACGTAATGCAATTAATTCCGCGCGCGTTTCTTCAAAAATATCAGCGTCTGATAAGTCATATATTAAATCGGTAATTACTGTTACGGCATTTAATCTCGCCGCCTGTAAATCTTGGCGACTTGTTAGCTCTGGCGACCCTCTTAAAGCCACACTATCCACAATATATCTGTCGCTTCCTGTCGATAAATCCACCGCTCTTCGTGCGTATTCTGATGCATATAGAGACCTTGCCAGCATATTCATAGCAATGATGTTGTTTTGATCTTTTATGCGCGACTGTGTTTGTGCCGCACTTGCACTAACTGTGATGGTCTCAGGTGCAACCAGCTTAGAAACTTGCTGTTGAAGTATCGAGAAATTACTTGCTAGTTGCAGCCCCTCATTGATAACGCCGTTAACATCGGATAATCCAAGCTTAGACAATGCTTGTTGATATGAGCTTAAATCACCATTAACGATCCCTACACCTAATTTATAGGCTGAACTTAATTGAAGAACGGCGGCATTAGCATTTTTTAGCACAAAACTCGCACTGTCCGCCACGCTCCACACTTTATTGAAATCGTTAGCAGCAGAAAACACAACTTGATTGCTTAAATCAATAGAGTTAGCGAATGTATCAACAACATTTACCGATCTGAAATCTAATTCGCCTGATTCAATAAAATCAATCGTAAACTTTACATATCCACCCTGATCCGTTCCAGATTCGGTTATTTCCGCCGATGCGTAGCCTGTCAATTCTCCGTAATATGGGTGAACGAACGTACCAACCCCAGCCGTTTCAAACGCAAGGATTAAAGAGTCACGTTGTGACCAAGGATTAAAATCATTTGTTGGATGCGCACAAACCCATGCGTCTATCGTGAATTGACGTGTTTTGCGCCCTAAATCCTCTACAAATGGCTTATCCCGCTGAACAAATTCATGGGTGACGGTATTCCGCCCAGCCGACCACGTAGAAGCGTCAACAAAGAACGGAACGCCGCGAAATGAAGCGTCTTTTAACTGATCGCGCCAACTCATCTTGTCATCTGCCCTTTGTTGATAACTTTAACTGGCACGCCGCCTTTTGCTGGCGTAGCAACAGCATTTATGCCTTTTTCTGTCGTTAATTTAACTTCAACTTTGGCTGTTGCCGCCCCTGCTACTCTAGGGCTTACGGCTGGACTATTACCAACCATTTGCCCGCCAGTTGGAATCTGCTGTATCTGTGGTATTTTTAAACCAGAGACTTTATTCATTCCTTGTATCAATAGATTTACCGTATTAATTGCTATCCGCAATGGTGCTGTGAAAAAGTTAAAAATGGACGCCCCTACATTCTTAATAATTGGAATGACAACGCCAAACCCCCTCGATACCGCACCAACGATGCTCTCGAAAGTCTCAACGAAGAACGCGGATATTGGCTCCCAATTGCGATAAATCAACAACGCCGCTGTAGCAAGTAAAGTAATCGCCAGCAGCGCTGGATTAGCCGCAAACGCAAAGAATAAAGCTGTACCGACTGCGTATATTGTTGGAATGACTGCCGCTAATGCTAGTGCAGCAGGTGCAAGAAACAACGCCACGCCGCCAAAAATAAGATTATCCCAGCCCACCAACTGTCCAACTTTATTAATCGCACTGAATATTGAACCCAAAGCCGACCCGATAGACTTAAAGCTCGAGATAATCACGCCATAGTCGATATTTGACAGCCACTCAAAGAAAACAGGTATTTTCTCGAT